CCTGGAGCAACAGCGCCTTCTTCTATCATCACAGACGGCCTCACCGCGCCCCCCTTGGGAGTTTGGATGGGGGACACGACCGTCTTCTTGGATGAGGTGAAACTTGATTTCCCAAAGCAACTTTTAAGAATCTCCGCTTCTGACGGCGGAATTGCTGATCCAACCGATGCTTATTTCGGCCCAATGTCGACAATAACAGTCGACTCCTCAAGAAACGACCAAGGGTGGGGAGATTATGTATGGAGAATGCCGGCTGATGTTTCCCCCGCTGAGGACTCTGTGATCGCAGTTAGCGACACTCTTGTTGAATATAGCTGGGCAGTTTCTCTTGACGATGTTGTTGAATCTGGCTCTGCGACAGCCTATTGGTCCTCCGGCTCCCGAGCGCTTGAGGACTCCGCAACGGCCCAGGGCACTTGGACATCAATTCTTGACGCCGGCTATGATAGGATCACGGCTCCAATGTATGGTGGCTTCGATGGATTGGATATTACCGAAGCAGAGCCATTCAGAAATGACTTTCTTAGCGCGGGAACTCCAGCCAACTTGGATACATCAAACTATGCTTTCAATTCGATCAAACGCGCAATTGATACAGTCAAAGATCCAGAATTTGTCGAGGCAAACGTCATGACAATTCCTGGTGTTACAAACAACTCTTTGACGCAACATTTGATTGATACATGCGAAGATAGAGCAGACGCTCTGGCGATTATCGACTTGCCACAAATTTACACTCCGTTTACGGATTCCCCAGACAATTTCTATGATAGAAATCAATTCACAATTGCTGGTTGTATTAGCGATCTTAAAGACAGAGGAATTAACTCTTCTTACGCTTGTACCTACTATCCTTGGGTTCAGATTTTGGACACCATTTCAAATAACCTTCTATGGTCTCCGCCATCAGTTGTCGCATTGGGAACATTGGCTTCTTCCGAAGCAAAATCGGAAGTATGGTTTGCTCCTGCTGGATTCAACAGAGGCGGGCTAACGGATGGCTCAGCAGGCTGGCCTGTTCTTAACGTCACGAGAAGGCTGACATCAAAGGATAGAGATAATCTCTATGAAGCAAATATTAATCCAATCGCGAGCTTCCCATCAGAGGGGATTGTGGTCTTTGGTCAAAAGACATTACAGGTCACAAGATCGGCGCTGGATAGAATCAATGTTCGAAGGTTGTTAATTTACATCAAAAAGCAAGTTTCCAGAATTGCATCCGGAATTCTGTTTGATCAAAACGTTCAAGTCACTTGGAACCGATTCCTGGGAGAGACGCAGCCATTCTTGGCAAGCGTTCAGTCTAGACTTGGGTTGAGTGAGTGGAAAGTCATTCTTGATCACACTACGACAACCCCCGATTTGGTTGACCAGAACATTATGTATGCGAAAATCTTCTTGAAGCCCGCGAGAGCAATTGAGTTCATCGCAGTTGATTTTGTAATCACGAGAACCGGAGCATCTTTTGATGATTAAAAAGACGAATAAAAATTTGAAAGACTATTTAAGAGTGTACAGTAGAGTACAAGGGAGAATTAATTAAATGGCGTTTTGGACCGATGCACAATTTGAAGATCCGAAAAGAGCATATAGATTTCTGGTAGATATAGCCAGAATGCCTAACGGAGCAACTTGGTACGCTAAGAGTTGTAAGAAACCGGAGATTTCAATCTCTACAATCGAACATAACTTTTTGAACCATAGATTTTATTACCCGGGCCGAGCAGAGTGGTCTGAAGTTCAAATTACCTTGGTCGACCCCGTGAGCCCTGACGCTGCAATCAATACTGCTGCTCTTATCCGAGCCAGTGGGTACAATCCTCCCAAAAACGTTAATGATGCAGCCACTATTTCGAAACAGGCAGCAGTAGCAGCAATGGGATCGGTTAGAATCTCTCAGATCAACTCTGAGGGTCAAGCTGTGGAAACATGGACCCTCTGGAATCCATTTATTACCAATGTTACCTACGGAGATCTTGATTATTCTTCTGATGATATGACCGAGATCACATTGACGCTCCGTTATGACTGGGCCATAATCGAAACCCAGACTCCTTCTGAGACCGGCGCCAAACAACCTGACGGACAGGACGTGGACGGCAATACTTTCTTTAATCCTGGGGAAAACAATTAAGCTAAAAATGAAATGTGAGGTGATATTTGGCTAGAAATAATTCTCGGCGTACAGGCGCCGAAGAAGGGAAAGATAGGGTGCAGGCAGATAGCTCTCCACCCCCCAATTTAGCTCCTCTTGACTTTTCGACCCCAACGGAGTTCGTTGAACTTCCAACGGAAGGTCGATATTATTCAGAGGACCATCCATTGCACAACGAAGGTGTGGTGGAAATTCGTCATATGACGGCAAAAGATGAGGATATACTAACTTCGAGGGCTCTCCTTAAAAAAGGAATTGCTCTTGATAGATTCTTAAAAAACATTGTTGTCGACAAAAGAATTGATCTTGATTCTCTTTATGTCGGCGATAAAAACGCAATTCTTGTCGGAGCAAGAGTTACTGGCTATGGCGCAAGCTATGATACACAGGTTACATGCCCAGTTTGCGCAACGACAAATAAGTTTTCTTTCAATCTTGATGAGAATAACCTTTATTCAGGCGATGAACTTGAAGATTTTGATATTATTAAAAAAACAGATGAAACTTTTATTATAAAGACTCCTGTTACTAAAGTTGATGTCGAGGTTAGATTGTTTACAGGAAAAGATGAAAAATACCTGGGAAGAATCGCAGAAACGAAGAAAAAACAAAAACTTCCAGAGTCTCCTTTGACTGACCAGTTAAATTTAATGATTGTCTCCATTAATGAAAGAACAGATAATGTGACAATTAAATCTTTTATTGACAATGTGTCAGCCAAAGACGCTCGATACCTTAGACAAGCATACGAAAAAATCGTGCCAAACATTGATCTAGCTCAAAAATTTACATGCGACACATGTGATTACGAAACGGATCAAATGGAGGTGCCGTTTACGACGGACTTCTTTTGGCCTAAGCGATGAATACATTGAAAGCGTTTACGAAGAGTTTTTTGTCTTAAAATACTATGGTGGTTGGTCCTTTACGGAGGCCTATAACTTGCCAATCCGTATTAGAAGGTGGTTCTTGGAAAAGTTGATTGAACAAATGAACAAAGAAAAAGAAGCCTCCGAAAAGTCATCTAAGAAGTCACGCTTTTCAAGTAAGAAATGAAGAAGCCGGGTTATCCCGGCTTCTTTTTGTTTTGGTTACTATTTATTGTAGTGCAGACTATAAGAGGGTTTATATATGGAATCTTTAAATGAAGGTGAGATCGTCAAGGTCATCATCGATCTCGAAGAATTAAAAACGAATGATCAATTAAACGAGAGTTTCTTGAGAATGATGGGATTTTGGGTTGAGAATATTGTTAAACACATGTTCGGAGTTCCTTTTATTTCAGGAGGAATCAGGGGAAAACCAGAGGATATCAAGGCTTTTGCGAGAGCCGTTGGAAACGAGAAGAAATATATTGAAACCGCAAAGCAGCACGGATTAAACGATCCAGCAACTTACAGGCAGAAATCAAGGCTCAACCGAGCGGTCTCTGCATTCGAAAAAAAGACGGGCATAAAATGGCCCTTCAAATAGGAAAACTTTAAGAAATGCCGACAGAAGAAGAACTAGCAAGGATGCGACGAGCCGGCGAATTAGAAGCCGAGCGCGATGACCGCAGACGACAACGAATAGAAGACCTCAAAGAAGAGGCCGATCTCCTCGAAGCGAAGCTCCTCATCGAGAAGGATATTATTAAACAGGAGGAGTTGAACCTTGCTATCCAGCTAAAGAGGGCCCAGGCAGATCAAATCCGGCACGGCGGCCAAGAGCTGATAATCGCCGATTTAGAGAAACAAATTGAACTCGACAAGTTGGAGACAGCTAGTACGCAAGCTCTCACCGATGCTCTTGGCGGTCTTGTTGGAATGAACAAAAATTATGAGACCTCGATGCTCGGTTCGATATCGGCCACATTGACAAGCGGCAAAGCTCTTAAGAAATGGGCCGGGTCGATGATAAAGACATTCTCTATCCAAAATATGGCCTACAGTGTACTTTTAAAATTTACTCAAGCAACCACCCAACTGATGTGGGAACAGGATGCCGCACTCGTCTCTTTCAACAGGCAGACCGGAGCGGCCAGGCTATACGGAGATGAACTAGCAGCCCTCGAAGAAAATTTATACACACACGGTGTCAATATGACAGACGCGGCCGAAGCTGGCGGCGCCTTGGTTCGAACGGTTCACGGATTAAAAACCATGTCATCATTAGCCCGCAAGGATTTGATGGAAACAACTGCAATATTACAAGAATTGGGAGTTTCTGCTGATACAACAGGAGCGAATGTTCATTTTATGACCCGCGCCCTGGGCATGAGCGTTAAAGAATCTGCTAAATACCAAAGAGAGCTATTCGCCCTCGCACAACAAATAGGCATGCCACCGGCAGAAATGGCCGAGGGCTTCAAATCCGCCCAACCTAAGCTGGCAGCATTTGGAAAAGATGCCGGAAGAGTTTTCAAAAAACTGGCCACCGCCGCTCGTGCTTCCGGTATAGAAATCCAACAGATGCTAGGAATCGTTGAACAGTTTGATACATTCGAAGGAGCAGCTACATCAGTCGGAAAGTTAAACGCTCTCCTCGGAGGACCTTTTTTAAATTCCATGGAAATGGTTATGCAGACCGATCCGACAGAAAGAATGAGGATGCTTAGCGGCGCATTAAACAAGGCCGGGAAAAGCTTCGATCAAATGACATATTACGAAAAGAAATCAATCGCAGCAGCAGCAGGATTATCTGATGTCAGCGAACTTGCCCTCGTTATGGCCGGGAATTTTAATGGAGTCGCCGGCGGAGCCCAGAAAAGCCAAGCAGAGATTCAAAGATTGGCAGCACAAACAAGAGAGATGAACGAGATTTGGGATGAATTAAATCAAATTATGAGAATGTTTGCATTTCAAATGAAGCCTATTATCAAGAAATTCAAAGATTTTCTCGAATGGATCCAGGGACAGAAACAAGCATTTGAAGAAATTCGACCATCAATTGTAAAGCTCACTGCTATGATCCTAGTTCTTTCCGCCGCCTGGACCGCAATGGGAATCTCGGCAATGGCTGCCTGGGGGGCAG